TGTGTTGATAACAATTGTCTCTTGTCTAAGTCTGCTTTGAAATAATAAATATCTACCAAATCTCCACGCCTGTTCCTGGCTCGTACAAGCAAATGAAGTCAGTTCATCAAATACTTCTGCATTGTCTTCGTTGTACCCGCTATCATAAACAACTCTCTCCGCCACATTCCATCCAGCAGATGGGTCGATATATTTTACCTTTACCCCATGAGCTCTTTGAGAGTAATTCCTAGATGCTGTAAATCCCCAAGAGTTTCTTGGAGTAAATATTTGAACAGGAATAGTTTTCTGTTTGTCTATCAATACCCCATATTTACCGTCTATTAAAGTAAGTGCGGCATTGGCCGCTCCGCAAACTTGGCCTAAGATATCTTTAGTCGTAGTCGCAAAATCCAGTACAAAGTCACAAGAAGTCCTTGGGTCAAAGTACGAATGCCCTGAAGGAGCGGTAGGTATTTGATCGCAATATGCGGCCCATTCTTGAATAGACGGGAGATGTAGTCTGGTTTTATCAATAGGCCTTTTGTTTATTTCTCCAGTGAGAATGTCACAAAATACCCAAGCTGGATTACTAGTGGTTTGTTTTACCCAAGTAGACCCATTGTAAACGGGGAGCACAGAAGACACTATTCCCGATAAATTTCTGATGGAGCCGTTTAGTTGGTTAGTGGCCCTAATTCTTACTTCTAAAAATACATGCCTTTTATCTGTAAGGATTGGGAGCCTACTAAATCTGGTATTTAATTCTCCCCAGATTAATCCATCTATAGTTTTATAAGAGTATGAGGAGGTAGATTTTATTCTTCTCACCCTTACCTTGTATTGGCCAGCATCTCTTGGAGTGAATCTTAAAGTAGAATAAAATGTTGTATTAGTATTTGCAGTAATCTTGGCCCTAGTTAAATAAGGCATCTTTTTAAAAATTCTTTTAGCCGTGGCTCCGTATGAAAATAGTGGAGCCGACCAGACTCCCGGAGATGTCGAAGAAGAGGAGTAAGCAAAAAGAGGGATGGAGGACTGGAGCGGTTCCACTAATGTATAGATAGAATATCCTGAAGTAGTGTGGGCAGCTATTGAAGCCACTTTCCCTATGACTGTACCGTTGAATGCCAAGTAATTCCCTACAGAGGCTTGACCTGTTTTAAAAACTATCGAGGCTGTCCCTTTTTCCAAGCCGTAGCTTAGGCTTCTCATTTTTGTAGAAGCATTGGAGAAGAAGGATACCTGACTTATGATTCCAAGCTGGCTATAAACACCATTAGGAAATACTCCCGGAGGGTGTAAATCTACGGAGATATCTTTGTATGCTTGATCCCCTCCGACAAATTTAAAATCAGACACATAATCTATGTCTGCAAAACCCTTCCAGTTCTCTGTCCCTACTTTTGCGAAATGGACTTCTAGTTCGATACTTCTTGTAGATGTCTTACCTTCCGAATTAAGAGCATATAGTCCAGATGGATTTACAAAAGTAAGAACTATTTCCTGAGACGATCCGTCTGTATTTACAGCAGTTGTTCTAGTCGTCTCATATTCATCTACGGGGTCTCCGGCATCTTTATTCCCGTCTAAAACATATCCAACTGGGTCGGGGGATTGGTCCCCCTTGTAAAGCTCAAAGGATTTTTTAACCCCTTCATCCCACTCCCCCTCATCGGTATCGGGCCTATTGAGGTCTACAAAATTGTAAGACACATCAGAGAAGTCCTCTAATTTAGTTTCCCCGATTCTTAGGTCAGAAACTTTTGCTGGACCAAATCCAAAATCATAAATGGCGTACATCCACTGAATCATATCCCCAGACTGTTCACTGGCCTCTAATTCAAAGTATGGGTTAGCTGCAACTGTGGGAAACATCTTATGGTTCCCATACACCTTAGGTACAAAACCTAATTTGTTGGTTGAGTTAGACTGAGAGGTAATAGCATACGCTTGGGACTCTTCTTTAGTTTTAGTTGAAGATACGTTGTTTATATCAGGAGGAGGGAATGCGGAGTTTAATGCTACCGTAGTCGCAATTGAAGCCGCTCCGGCGACTGTCCCAGATATGAAAGCCCCTGCTGCACCTCCGCCGAATGCCGCAGGAGGATAATATGCAGACACCGCTATGGTAACTGCTATCACGGCCAGTGTTTTTAAGGCTTGTCCAGACTCCCCGTCTGTTAAAGCGGGGGCAATCATAACTATATCATCTTGCTTTAATCTTCTAATTGGCCAGAAGTCCTTATCAACAAACACCCCATTGATTAATACCCAGAATAATTCGTTAGATGGCTTAGATAGTGGGACCCCTTTAAATGCTCTTTCAACTGCCTCTGAAACTAATTCTCCATCCACTATTGGAAGAGTTTTATCTCCTGAACTGTCGCCCATCGAGGCAAGTCTAATTCTAATCATTTAGCTCCCGGAATTCTGTATGCGCCGGAAATCATCCTACTCCATCTATTCACCCGGTCAATAATACTCCCACTACCCTTCATGGTATGAAGCATTCTTCCCTCTCCGAGATAGATAGCAATATGACACTCTATGCCGTACAGACTAATTATTAAAATATCCCCAAAAGAATATTCTCCTTCGACTTTACTAAAGTCTTGGGCATTTGTGTAAATCAGATTTTTGACTTCATTCCTGTCTGGAACTGGCCCCTCAAAATAATGCTTTAATTCTATGTTAAACACTTGCTGATAAAATTGTTTGGCCAACTTCCAGCAATCCATCTTCTCGTAGGACACTCCTACCAAATTAGAAAATGCCGGGATATATTGATGGTACATATTTCTCCGAAGTTATTTCTGTGTTTAGAAATCCATCCATTATTAATACTGCTGATATTCTAGATTTATTATAGTTGATCTGATGTATGGCCAACTCCCCTAGCTCAATTTGAACTGCGTCTGGGATGGAGGCCAAAACCATTTCTAACTTTACCCCAATTGGGGTAGTGACTGACCTAATCTCATCTAAGATTTCAAGTCCAACATTGTCGAACTCCATACGGACTTCTCTGGCAGACTCTCCGTCATCTACTGGTAGAGTTATCTTAACCGGGAAAGCTGAGAAGGTTTCTCCTCTTGACACAATGTCAACTGAGTTATTTACAAGACGTATAGTAGAAAATGATTCGTGTGTGAGTGTAATCAATGTTAAGAACGGATCATTTGATTCTTGAGTAAAAAGTTGGGCGAGTAGTTCAGGGGAAAGTGCAGCAGTCATTGGGCTAAGATCTCCCATACCATAGAGACCACATAGTTACCTCCCCCAATGCTCCTAACAGATGGAGCTCCTACGAATCTAAAATCCTGAGGAGCCCCAGTGATGGGATGGTTAAATGTAAAAAGTGTAACTCCACCATTAAGAGTTACATCGTAAAAAGTTTTAAAGACTGAATACTCGCCCGAGGTAACATTAATTGAACATGTTACTAAGTCGGTTGATTTAGTCATTCTTCTTCTTACTTTAACAGGCCCAACGTCCATGTCAGACCTTAAAACTGTTTCTCCAATTTGAAATGAGAAAGAGTCTTCATTTAATTTATCCTGTAAGGATACTGGCCAAGCTACTGCCATGATTAATTACCCCTTCTTCTTATTCCGTAGTTTGACTGGAAAGTCTTATCCAAAGAGCCGTTTTGTAGGCTCTCTTTTACTTTTGATCTGATGAGAAGTTCTATTTGCTTCTCTCCGTTTGGCCCGGATGTTTCTTGAGTAGTGACATCAACAGGGGCATTATTATTTATATTCACTATGACAGGAGAAGAGGTAGCATGAACTCCCAGCTTTCCCCCTGAGCCTCTTGAAAGAGGCATGATAGCCTCGCTTCCAGCTTCTCCGGCTAGGCCCAAATTCCCGGACCCATACGAGAAAGCTGTGGGACTGTTTAAAATTCCCCCTGAAGCAAATCTTTTAGCCCCATTTAGAAATGCTCCGCCGTTTGCGAACGGGGCCATATAAGTAGCGGGCCCTGAGGAAATTCCTCCCGAAGTGGCTCCAGCAGCCCCGGCTCCTGTGCCGCTTGAGAAAAGATTGGAGAAGAATCCTGCTATTCCTTCAGAACTTCCAGACACCCCTTGAGCCAGTGGCTTAAGGACTGCCATTCTGATTACCATTCTATTTACTTCATCAAGGACGGATTGAGCGAATTCTGTGAAATTAGCTTTACCCTTTTTAGTGAATTCGACTAAGTGATCTTCTAGCCCATTGAATACAGTGGTTACTGATTTCGCTACAAACTCACTTGTAGTTTCTACTTGAGAGAAGAAAGCGTAGGCACCTGATCTTAAAGCAGCCTCAGGTCTGAATCTGTCTCCAAGTTTCACTACAGCATCATCGTACTCATAGAGAGAAATTTTACCTGCCTCTAATTGGATATTTAGTTCATCCATTTTATTGGCAGCTATTCTATCATTAAACATTCCAACTGCTATAGAACTATCCTGGAATGTTTTATTTATCTCCGTTTTCTCTATTCCAATAAGAGCCTCTTTATATGCAAGGAGATCTGTGGCCCCATCTTTAAATGCTCTATTGGCCTCATTTTGTTTTACAACATTAAGTCTATTGAAATATTCTTCGACCCCAATAGATCCTGCCAAGTAGAGTGCATTTAATTCCTTTAAAATATCTTTAAGTTTATCGGCTTCGCTAGTCTGATCTTTTAAATTGGGCAGGACTACTCTCTTATTCTCCCTAGATTTTAAATCTGCCAGCAAATCCCTATTAGTCTCCGCCAGCGGCTTAAATGTGGGCAGTTTAGCGTCTTTTAATTTCCCAAGGAGTGTTAACGAATCTCTTAAAACTCCAACGTATTTAACCCATTTATTTGTATCCGCGAAGTCGTCTGCCCATCTTCCAACACTTGGAAGACTTCTTGCGAATGTGTCCCAGGCGGTCTGTAGGTCTCCAAATTTAAATGCCAAGAAAGATAAAGCAGACCCAAGTAATATGGCTCCTCTGATCCACGGATTCAATGCCGCAAATCCAGTTATCACCGTTTGAAGTCCGGCAAATAGTGCCGGAAGTTTTAAGGCTAATAATGCCGCCAATGCTAGAGTAAGGCCCTGGATACTTCCAGTAAGGGTGTTTACTACAGTGGCAAATTTTTCAGATAATTTAAATTCTTTATTTAATTCATTAAGCCCTATCTTTAAATCATTCATCGCAACAGTTAAAGTCTGCCCGAATGTCTGACCCAATGCTGCGGCTTTCCCGTTTATCGCATTGAAGTTAGTGAAAAGAGGTTTTAACACCTTATTTGTTGTCAGTTGTCCAGTCTCGGCCATTTTTAATAACTGGCCTCTTGTTACTCCTAAAGATTCACTCAATAGGTTAGCGTACTCTGCATTCTGAGATAAAACGGAAATTAATTCTTGGCCCCTTAAAGCCCCTCTAGCGAGTGCTTGTGAAAATTGAACTTGGGCCCCGGCAGCTTCTTCTACGGTAGCACCAGATATCCTAAATGTGTTTTGGATAGCTTCTGTTATCATCAATAGTTGATCTGAGTCTAATCCGGCTTCTTTTGCAGATACCGCGAATCTGGAATAAGTAGTAGCCAGAGCATCTACAGAGGTCTTTGTTCTATTGGCAACATCCCTAAGATCTGACATTGTCTTTGAAGCCGATTCAGAACTCCCCGTAAATACTTTAATTCGATTCTCAAGGCTCTGCATAGAGTCTGCAATTCCTACTATTTCTCTAATAGAAAAGGCGGCTAACATAGAGGTGAAAGCATTGGTAAGAAATCCTACGTCCCCAGCCAATCTTTTGACGTTCCTGTTCATCCCGCCAATTTCATTAGCCATTCGTTTAACTTCAGGAGCTCCGTCGGTTGTCACCTTTATGTCTATTTGCCGTACTTCTTTGCTCACTAGACTTCCCCCTAACGCAGTCGAGAAGGACATTATCCATTACCCGCATAAGATAGTGGAACTCTTCAAAGTCCTCTATCTGGTAAAGCCTCGCATACTCCACAATAGCTGTAAAGGGAATTGGGCCCATATCCATACCCAGACTTCGACAAGTGCCAAGCTCAGAGAACGCTTCGACATAGAAGAGGAAAGGGCCTACTTCCGGCTCTTCGTCCTCTGGCTTGACTAAACCTTTTTGAACTAATTTATAATAATACCCAGACCGAATGTGGTCCCCCCAACGATACGACCATTTGACGTATCGTATTAGGAGTTTCCCAATTCTTCTCGGAAGTTTTTAGTGTCGCTGGCCATTTCGATTAGCGTGTTAGCCAACTCAGGCAGATTGTTTAGAAATTCTACGGCCACTTCCTTACTAAAAGGAGTGATCTTTCCATCGATCTCCACGCCCTCCCAGTCAACCATACAAGAATTTACAAATACTTTATTTTGTATTTCTCTTTCTTTGTCTGGAGATAGGGAACCTAATTCAATAAGTCTAGCGTAGGGTTTATAGTGTTTTGCAATTGCTGCTTTAATTGCTGTGGCATTATTCCCACCAAATCTTTTAACTAGGAATCTAGTCTTCTCAGTAAGAGAAAACCAAATACCGCTATTTTCAAGATCCGCAGAATTTTTAAAAAGTGTGTCTAAATTCGTTCTCATTATTTCTCCCTTCAGAAATAAAACCCGAGACTAGGTGAGTGACCAACCTAGCCCCGGACAAAACAAAGGATATTCTTGATTTAAGTATAGGGTATTAGCCTCTGAAGATGTAAAGAGATTTCTCTCCTGTAGCTCCGACTTTGGCACTGCCAGTCATGTTAAGCATAACATCTTGGTTAGGGCCTCCAGCAGACGGATCTTCAAAAGATACCTGAATAGCTGGCATGTAGAACGCATACCATCCTCCGGCATTCTTAACCATGAAGGCTAAAGAAAAAGAGTCTTGAGTAAGTTTTTTACTAAGAACTTGCCAAGAATCAGCGTTTAAATATGTAGCCATATCGATACCGATTTGAGCAGTTCCAGCAGAGTAGTCTTTAGGAGCCACATCCCCAATAACATTCTGAGCATTCAAGTTATTGTTAAGGCTGATAGCTACTGACTGAATGTCAAAAGTAGTTACCGCATCAAAAGAACCCTGAACGTCTGAAGCTAAAATCGGCATGTCTACAGAACCATTTAAAGTATTTGTAGTAGCCGCTGCATTTAATGTTCTAGCGTTTGTGATTAAGTCAGTTACGTTAGTTACTGCCTGATAGTCATTTCCAGAGAACTTAAATGTCCCAGAGATTAATTCTCCGAAAGCAACATTTAGATCCATTCCATTGACGATCATTCCTCGATAATTGATACCATATTGAACTGCCAAATCTGTGAATTTCTTCTCAATAGAAAAAGATTTTTTAGTTGTTCCGATTGATAGTTTATCTGCCAACTTATAAGCAGTTCCAGTTCCGACCTCATCTGCAATTCCAGCAGGGCCTACGAATTCTAAAGTAGTGGCATCGACAACTGTCCCTACACAAATAACTGTGTTATTGCCCGCTGTAGAAAATCCAGAAAGAGTGATAAAATCTCCCTGCTGAATTCCCGCTGTTATCCAGCTTCCAGAAGATCTTGTTAAAACTGCGCCAGCGATTTCTAAATCTACCGTGACAAGAGCAGAGGTTACCCAATCAGAATACATAGCAGAGGCCATGAATTTTTCTAGGACTGATTCTTTTGCCAATTCAAAACCAAGATCCCCACCTACTGTTAAGCCAGTCACAATCTGTCCGCTTGATAGACGGTCAGTTCTGATCTGTTGACTTTCTACTGTGTCTGGAGTTCCAGATAGAGATTCAGAAATGAATCTTACAGTGTCGAAATTTCCTGCACCAGGAGTTACTCCATAGGTGACTTCTTCAATACAAGCTACTCTTACTGCATTTGATGAACCCATTTAAAAATCTCCTCTATAAAATTAAAGTTCAAAATCTCTTTCAAAACTAACAAAGAAAGCTGCGGCCATATATCCGCCTTCAAAACTTAGAGTAGCCCCTCCTCCGAAATTTGGGGGAGAAACACTCTCAATTATCATCTGCCCTATTCTTCTACCTCTGAGTAGATCTCTTAGGGTTTCTGCTCTCGTTAAAATACTACCCGATACTCCGAGTTTGGCAACATCCACTACATGAAAATATATTGTCCCGGTCTCTCTGTATTTCCCCTGAGCGTTATCTGAGGCTAAAGTGATAGGAATTTCTTCCCCTCCGATAAAATCTAGACCTAGCCAAGGGTCGTTTGTAGTAATCCCGGCGGCTATTACCATGTCATCCATTGTGGAATACTGACTAGATACATCGATTACTGTCTCAGTTGGGGCATTGGTATTTAGGAAACTAATTATCTGATTTCTAACGTAAGCTGAACTCACTATGCCTCCGCAATAAAGGTTACAACTATTGAAGGGTAAACATACGCCCTGGCCGGACCCTTATCGCTCTTTCTTAGGTTAAATTTTTTCTTCCCTAAGACCGATCCGGTTCTTTTGTTGCGAATAGTTACCCTGTCCAACTGTAAGGTCGATCCAGATATAAAATCAAACTTAAGACGATACTTACCTTTGTCTTCTCTTCTAATGCTGCGATACGCCAAATAATAGGCACCGTTTGGGGCAGAGAAATGAGTTTTTATTTTATTATATTGGGACCTAGTTTTCTTAGAATATTTTTGAAATCTCTCTGAAGTAGACCCAGCCCTGACTCCAAGTCTTTCTAATCGTCTGGCGTATGGGGTAATGTTAACAAATATTAATCTATCCCCTGGGACCACTTTTGGCCTACTGGAAAGCCATGATGAAAGCTCGGAGATACTCCTAGCTACCGTGACACCTTTAAATAGGACGTAGTTATGGTCGATGTATGTTCCAGTAACTACTTTTGATCTCTCTAATATGGCTTTGTACATGTCCAGGATATCTTCAGTGGCTACCGATGAATCATATCTAGAAATACTAATTTTACCAAACGGGTTAACTTTCTCTACTGGCTTTGTGAACGATCCGTCTACTCTCGTGATGTATTCTTTCTTTGGAAATCCCCTGGCCTGTTCTTCTCTTAAAGCATTATGGGCTACTTGTATTAAAGTGCTTCTTAAATATCCCATGAATTTATCTAGGGTAACTTTTCCCCCTAGGTCTTTATCAACATTATAAAGACCTATCTTTCCATTATCTCTTATGGAGATATCAAAGGAAAATCCCAATTAAGATGTCCTTATTCTGAATCCGCAAATTTCTCCTCCAAGGGAGAACATCTCTCGGACTTCTGAAATAGTTACTGTCCCAAATTCTGCATCTGTAATTCTATCGCCACGTTTTATTTCCGGGTATCCAGAGGCAACAAGATTAGTTTTAGAAACTACAAACTCTCTTCCCTCTATTACGGCCTCAGAAATTCCCGCCAAGTTTCTAAAATAGTTTGAAGGACTGACTTGAATAGTGGCCGTAAATGCCGTAGCTGGGCGAGAAATAGTTACCGTTCTATGGTGCATGGAAAGCATAATATCAAGGGCTTGTCTAATCGACATACTCATTCTCCCCTGTTAGGACTGCTCTTTCACTTCTATATCTATCAATAACATTTGTAAAGTTTCCGAATAGGGCTCCGAATCCTCGTGCCCTACTGTTAGCCTCTAGGGTGTAATCAAATTGTACAGATATAGTCCCTGGGATGGATACGCTTTGAACGTCGCTTCCGAAGTTTAAAGAAATTCCGGCCTTCTTTTTATTGTATCTTTCTTCGACAATTGATTTCACTGCCATAGATAAAGGCCCCGGAATGGTGTCAAATCCAGCGTCGTATGTCACCACTAGCTCGTCAGCACATCCGAAGAATCCTTGTCCTAGATTTCTAAATATTTGCCCAGAGGGTTTTAGAAATCGGAAATCAGTTATCGCCACCCCGTCTGCCTCGATAGATGTAATTGTCTTTATGGGGTATTGAGCAGTTTTAAATCTAGAAAAATCGTTTGGATATTCTTCTCGGTAGAATCTTTGTACATAAGATCCGGCATTAAAAATCCTGCCACAATAGTTTTCAATGGCTTCGGAGACTAGTGTAAGTTGTTCTGTGAGAAAAGTGTCATCCGAAGTGCCAACTATTCCCAGGTATGCTTTCATATCTGCAAGAGAAACTAACATTACAAATCTCCTTCTACCTTGTAGGCCACTTCTTTTAAAGATCTAAAGCAATCTTTTAAAGTTACCATATCGAAATATTTATCAGATTTCCAAAGTCCATAAGCATCAAAATACCTAGCTACCCATTCAGAACAAACCTGCCTTCGTTTCCCATTTACAGTTTTCTTCCATTCATTGGCCCCAAACCATTGAGTAAGTATTTCAAGGGCATCCCAGAAAAGCTGTCCTCTGGAGTACTTTGTTTTGTAAATAGTTGGGCTAAATTTGTAGGCGATGTCATCTACTAATAATAATGAGTTCAAATAATTGTCTTGTAAGTGGGGTATCTCTATAGATAGATCAGCTATTATTTTATAGTGTTTCAGCCACTCGGAGGCTGGTCTAATTCTAAACCCTCCCCCCGTCATATCAGAGACCATATACGATCCGTCCGACATTGGGTGAAATACTCCTACATGGGAGCATCCTTCCACTGCCTCTAGAATTCTAGCTAAAACGGCCCACCAATCTTTTCTACTTACGAATACCGCTCTTGTTTTCATAAGTATAAATGCTCCTGAAGTTTGCCAATGATCTGCATTTTAATATCCATTGTCACTAGCGGATTAGTCATAGCCATAACCTTAGACTGAGCCAACTCAAAAGAAAGCCCTAAAATATCGTCCATTGCTGCTTTGAATTCCGCATCTTGAGTGAGTGAAATCAATTGTGCAGTAGTCCAAAGTCCAGATCGAAGCCTTGCTTTATTATCTGCTGCAATTTCGCCTATAAGCGTGTCTCTTACTTCGGCTCTTTTTGCCATAGTGACCTTATCCTTTTCATTCAAAATCAAAGGATCGTAAATTACTTTCAGTGCTGCAAACTCTTCATCAGTTACTAAAATTGCATTATCTGGTAGTGGATCTCCGTCATTATAGAACCAAGAAACCCAAGGACACTCTGGTGGTAAGTTTTGATTGTCTGGATTTTTTTCCTGAGCAATATAGGCGATCATGTTACGTCCTTATAAATACATAAAGAGTTATCTAAAACTTGTACCTGCGAACCGTTAACCTCAGATAAAAAGATAGGATAGATTTGTCCACTTACTGTACAGATAAAAATACCTTCAATTTCAGCAACAGTTGGTTGTGTTCCAGCAGAAGAAGTCGCAGCAATATTCGTATTGAAAGCAGATAATGGCCCAGCAATTTTATTTGTAGTCGATGCGGTTACGGATTGAACAACCTCACCTACAAAATTTACAGTTCCGGTAGCTGTTCCACCAATGCCAGGTCTAAATCCTGTAGTAGTTGCGTTAGATATATGTCTTAAAGTCCACTTAACTCGATATACTCGACCAGCTACAACGTTAACTGCCAACTCAGGGCAGGTCACATAAGTGGCATTAGAAGTATTTGAATAAATAGTTGTGCTTCTTAGAAAAACATCGTTAGTAATACCGTCCAATTTTGTCTTATCAGCAGCACTCATAAATCCAGCCACAGAAGTCGTAGCATCAGGATGAATGTGACCAAGTGCTGAGTATAAAAGATCGTTCTCGGCTTGAGTCTGATACTGTGGATGTGGATCTAAAGCGGCCTCATGCGTAGAAATTGCAGCGTTAACTCTAGCATCAGCAGCAGCATTAAAATCCGAAATTGTCGCAGCTAACTGAGTCCCGGTGTGATTAGTTCTATTTCTGTTGTTTGTATCTCGTGTATTTAGCTGAGTAGGTGTCTCGTATCCATTAGGGTTAGACGCATCATACTTAGCGTTTAAAGCTACCTGAGTAGCTGTTGAAATTGGTTTGTTAATATCTGATGTATTATCTACATTCCCTAGCCCTACTTGTGACTTAGTAACACCGTGAGGATTAGAAGTGTTAGCAATATGCGCGTCGATCACAGCATGAGAATTAGTCCCGCGATTAGAAATTTGAGTGTGATCAATTGCTGACTGAATAACTGAGAGAGTTAGAATATCAGAAGCATCATTGTAAGTAGCAGTAATAGAGCCACTTGATTGAATCAAAGCGCCTACAATATCTTGAACCTCTTCTGCTGTGATACCCGTCGATAGTGTATGCTCAACATTATCAGAACCCTTATATTTAAGAGACCCACTATCAAACCAAAAGTACGCTTCTCCAGCAGTTGGCACTTCCGCTGGGTTAGATCTTGTACCAAAAATTATGGCCCTATCTATAGCTACACTCATACCAACCTCAAACATCCGTTAATTACTAAACACCCCTTTAATTCTAAGTGAGTGGTTAGCATATTCTGTCCTTCTGCTATTATTGCAGACACCCCAGAATTTATTTTATGATACGGGAGAGTGGCGGAGTTTCCCCCAGTAAATCCCACATCCTGAATAGCCGTTAGAAGGTCATACTCTGTAGGGTATGAATACTCTTCTCCATCTACTTCAAGGACTGCGACTTTAATTACTTTCACTTTCCCTCTTTTACCAATAGGCCCCAGTCTCCTGGGGACTATTTAGTTATTAAGCATTTTTCTTAATGAATTCTATTTCTACGTGTAAGTCTGTTGTATTTTTAGCTACCCCAATTTTCCACACATGGCTTCCTCCTCCTGAAGGAATAGTAGAAGAAAGAGCAGACCCATTCCAATAAATGATATCCCCGGCAGTAGCTCCAGATAGAACTCCAGTTACTACAGTATCATTGGCCAATACTTTTACTGGGGATGTGGCCACTTCAGTAGTGGATGCTACCCCTACTATTCTGGCAGCGTTTGTTAATGAAGTATATTTCAGGGCGGTGTCATTAGAAGACACATATACTGGGTGCCCGGCAGTAGTTCCCCCAACTCCGGCCACATACTCAACTCCCTGTTGAGAAATTTGTCCGTATAGTTCCTGTATTGCCCCTTCTACATCTACTTGAGAAGTAAATCCGCCAACATCCGCAATTGGGATATCTACAGCAGAAACTTGTCCAGCCCCAGTTCCGAAATCGATCATGGTATCCTTAACACCGTCTGCTTTAATTTGTACCGCATCAGATACAACCTCTAAGCCTCCCGCTGCCGCAGGATTGACCGAAAGAACTCCGGCCAGAAAGCTAAGGCCCGCTCCAGCAGCACCAGAATCTATTCTGATATCATTTCCTACTTTAACTAATCCCGTAGATGCTGTAGTGGCCTCAAAGCTCTTAGCCTCCCAAGCAGTCCCCGACCAGAAATAAAGAACAGTAGGCTCATTATCCACGGCTACGGCCATTCCAGTAGTGGCGGTTGTAAATATCCAAGAAGACCCATTGTACTCAGCTATTTTATCCTCTTGGCCTACCCATGCTCCAGTAGCAGTAGCTATAACTAAATACCTATCTCCAGATACAGGAGACCCTGGAGGATTCGCTGATCTTGAAATAACTGAGTCCTGCCACTCAATACCCATAGCTAAAGCATCTACTTTGTCGTCTACATATTTTTTATCTACTAATTCTTTATCGTCAGCAAAAGAAGGGTGGACGGAATAACTTACTTTACCAGTGAATGCTCTCGTTCCATCAGCCTTTGTATAGATAGTGTGGTCATCGTCTCCAAGCCCTATAAGGCCGCCATGATCTATGGAAGATGTAATTGCTGCCACATCAACAAGATCATTCACATATCCACTTGCTCCGGTTTTAACTGGCTTCCCAGCGTCGGCAGCACCAGCGGTTGAGGATATAAATTCAGTCTCTCTGAAGTAAATACTGTCATGACTGTGGGCTGAAGTTCCATCCGATCCGCCAACTAGGGCCCCCAAAAGTCCGTCTGTTAGTTCATTATTAGCCGTTTTTAAAGACGCCATTTTAATGGAGTCTGATGCCTCACTGTGCTCCTGCTGATACCCGTCTGCATTTATGTATAAAACTTTAATGTCCGCCATTTAATCCTCCAATGATTATTTATGTATTTCCCCAGTTACCGGATTGTACCCCATGCCCGCACCCTCTTTAAATCCATATACCTTAAAAAGATCCTTTTTTACGTTCTCAAAGGATAATTTCAATTTAGTGTACTGATCTGACTTATCTTGAACAAGCATCTTCTGTTTCTCTATTTTCTGGTCTAGGAGTATTTTTTCTAGAACCATATTCTTTAGGGCCTGTTCTTCTACATGCATATACAGCTTGGCGTTCTCTATATCCCTTACTGTAGTCTCTATTTGAAGTAGATGTGAGGGGTCTAAATACATCGGAAACTCGGGCACCTCATTGGCCTCTTTGATATCGTCTTGTTCTTTCACTTTCCCTGAAACTGACTTTTTAACCTTCGATTTTCTTGAAGAATTGCTTGTGCTGGCCATTGTGTTTACGCTCCTATTGCCACTGGTTGAGATACTCTAACGAATACTTCAGTCCCTCCCAAGGATGTCCCACAAACTGTGTGAAATCCCGAGGTTCTTTTGGTATCCGTAATCCCCCCAACAGTATCTAAAAATACTGGGGAGTTTAAAGAAAATACTGAAAATGCTGCATTGGATATAACTCCCATTAATATTACAGTAACAGTCTGTCCAGCCAATGCGTCATTCCCGGCAAACCCTAGGACAACTGAGTCTTGAAAAGTTCCGCTGGCATCCGCAAGACTAACATTTGTTGGGCTGTCTGCTTTAAGGGCGTCCCCGGATAATATGTCCTCAGAAGCTATTCTGGATACAGCCAGTTTCACAGCGGAGTCGGTAGTTCCCCCTCCGGTTTCTGTGGTTACTTTAGTTACTATTGTCTGGGAGATTATTTCCTGTTTGGGTAAGTCTATTTTATTCGTTTCTAGGATTTCTCCGTCAGACATTTCAAAACTGAAAGAAAGTTCTCTTCCAGTCTTCTCGGCCCTGACTTCCACTATGGTGGGAGCGTCTTTTCCGTCGACTCCATCTTTACCAGATCTTCCAATAACTCCTTCAGATCCAGGAAGTCCCCTTGGCCCAGTATCCCCCTTTAGACCCTGTGGCCCAGTATCCCCTTTGGCCCCATCTCTTCCTGGCTTCCCTCTTTGTCCTCTTGACCCACGAAGGGAAAATCTTTCCTCTTCTGTTAAGTCAGAGAACTTTATTTTCAGGGAGTTCTTATCTTCTTCGGTTAAATCAGAAAACTTTAATTTTAATTCAGTCTTCTCTTCCTCAGTGAAGTCCGAGAATTTTGGCCTTAGAGACTCGAAGTACTCTCTGTGTTCTTCAAATACGAATCCCTTCCCCTGAGAACCTCTTTGTCCTCTGGGTCCCTTGGGCCCCACTAAAGATAATTTCTCTTCGTCCGTAAGATCGGTGAATTTTAGTTTTAGTGATTCAGAAATTTCTTTTAAATATTCAACGACCATTGACCGAATGGTTTCTTGGTGTTTACTAAAAACAAAACTCTCTCCATTGTCCCCCTTTGGGCCTTTGAGAGAATTTATTTCTTCTTCAGTTAAATCTTTAAATTTTAATGAGGCTTCTTTAATCCAGGATTTTAGGAATTCTTCATTTTCTTCTAAGGAGAAATCTTTTCCGTCTCTACCGTCTTTTCCGTTCTTTCCGTTAATTCCGTCTGTACCGTCCCTACCATCTCTTCCCTTTGGGCCTCTAGGCCCAGTGAAATTGGTAGAAGACTCTAGAGAGGCAAACCTCTCCTCCATCTTCTTAATAATGAGGGCCAGTAGGACTTCTAATTCCATCTAATTACTTTCTTTGAAGAAAGCTGATTACTTCATTTTTTAATTTCTTATCTTCTGGTGAAGATGCCGGAGTAGTTTCTTTAGGCCTTACTTGAGCATCAATTACTTCATCTATCCTATCAGAAGGTGTGAAGTTATTTACAGCGACGAAATATCTGTCTCCTCCAGAGTATGGGGCCATGCCCTCTTTCTCTCTAATTTCATTTGGAGTTATAGCCGCTGCTTGCATCATCTTAGAGAAGTAATTAGCTCTTGTAGTCATATCTCCTCTATGTACAGAGTAAAGATCCACTTGAGTATATTTTCCGCCGTATCTGTAATTTAATAATTTAATATCCGCCTGTAGCTCCAAGATTTTGGCCCACGCATCTAGGGTATCAGTTACAACCTCAAGAGAACTATTCTCCTGATTATTATATGTGGCTGCTGTGGTGTCGTATAGTTTAGTGGGTGGAACCCCTAGGAATCTTGCAATCTCTACAACTGAGAATTTTCGTGATTCTAAGAACTGAAGGACATTTGGGTCCATGTTAACTGGAGAAAATTTAATCCCTTCTTCAAGGACAGCCACTCCAGCAGCCTTACGCCCTCCGTGGGCTGAAGTCCAAGACTCTTTTAGTCTTACTGCCGCTTCTTCCGAAAGAGTTCCTGGAACTTCTAATACTCCCGAAGGTATGCCTCCATTACCAAAAAGATTATTGGCCATTCGATTGGCCCCTAAAGATATACCTAAAGTATCCGCACCGTAGGCCACAATTCCTTGTCCTAATAGCCCATCTTTTGTGTGAAAGTTTCTAATGTGAAAAACATCTTTGGCCTGGAGGTACACATCTTCTCCATTGGTCCCGCCTTTTAAAACCCTGTAGACTAATTTCCCATCCGGGAGTCTGTATGGATCTACTGAACCTTGGGGAAGTGGCCAAATTGCTACCGGGGCCCCAATCATATTTCTCTCAATCTCTGCATAAGAGTTACCATGTATAAGAGCCTGTTGAACCATCCACAATCTAAAACTCATAGAATCCATTTCTGGATTCGGGGACATATCTAGGAGGGTCATTATCCTATCGGTATAAAGAATATTGTTTTTAGAGTCCTTAACTTCCCAAGGAAGTTTTGCTATTTGAGTAGAGATATACATCAATCCTCGATAGAATGCCGAGACTTGCATAGAGCTATCTTCATTAACTGCTATTCCAGCAGAAATAGAAAATGCTCTTCTTGCTGTCCCGATCTGTTCTCTCTTAAATATTAGTTTGCTGAAAAAAGACATAAGAGGAAACTTCATCGAACCAACTCCTAGAGAATGAGTTTATATTTTACTTTTTCTTAGAGGCTTTCGCCTTAGGCTTTTCGACTTCTTCTAGGTCGCTGCCTAGAATATCTTGCTCTGGTAATACGGGAGTTACAACTACTTCCTCTTTCTCAACGTAAGGAATAGCTTTACCTCTTTTAATCCATCTGTTTGCGTAACCAAGCTCTTCTGGAACATCCGCAATCTGGCCTTTAGAATAGACACAATGTCCTTCGTAAAATGCATCTTCAATAAATTTCAATTTCATAAACCCTCCAAATAAAAATAGGGAACTTTTAGCCCCCTATTTTTACACCTGTTTAAGGTATGTCAAACTATTATAGAGCTACAGCGTACGCTGGCTTATGTCTGCAATCAGACATAATATAGCAAGCTGCGCCAATTTTAGCTGCACCTGAGTCTGCAATGTCTACGCTAAAGTGAGCGTAACCATTGTCTGTGTCTAACTGATCTCCAGAAATCTCGAATACAACTACACCTGCGTTAGCTGCGAAAACTGAAGAGATGTCAAACATAGAAGCAGCAGAAGGCTCAACTTTTGTGAACTCAGTAGCAGCGCCAGCCTTATGGAAGTAAGGGTTAGCAACAGTAAGAACTTTTGAAGTTCCACCTGAAGCCGCGGTGTGTTGGTTCAATGTTACTTGAACAGTCGCACCAACAGAAGCGCCCATTGCCAAAAGTACGGCTACTTTATCCCCTTTTGCTAGGCTGATTCTAGCGCCAGTAATAGCCGCAGTATTTAGATCTACTGGGTCCATTACTTTCTTAATATTTTTTTCTTCTAATAAGTAATTCATTTTTAAATCTCCTAAAAATTGTGGGGCCCAGATTATCTAGGCCCCGTTAAATTATCTGTCTTGTAAAGTTACAAAGCCTGAAGTCTGGAAGGCACCGTACTCAGTAGAGATTGGTGACTTAAACGGACAGTGGCCAGCAAGTCTCATTGTAAACTTGAACGCAGCTTCAGAAGTGCTGAAGTAAACGTGAGTAGACATTTCAGACTTGATGCCAGCAGTTTTGTAAGCTGTGTACATGTAGCTTAGGTCAGCAAGGACGATATCGCCCTCATCGCCAAGAGCCTTAACACCGCCAAGCATTGGCTTCAAAGGAATTCCAAAAAGAGTTCCGTAAGAAGCTCCAGAAATACCAGTTGTAGGCAAGTAAGCAGGAACACCATTAGCAACGTCAAACTTCATAGTTCTAAGTTGTGGCAATACAGCCGGGTTAACTAACCATACTGCTTTACCGATAGAACCAGGAACAATGCGGCCAAACATGTTATTGATGTTTTCAAAAACAATAGTGTCAGCAACTTGACCAACTTCTTTAGCTACCTGGATCTTGAATGCAGAGTTCAACAAACCAAGAGGCATACCAGCACCGTTACCGCTGATGATAGCGTTATTGATTTTGTTAACCATTGCAGCAGGAGCCTCGCCTTTAATCCAAGACTCTAATGCTGGAGCGTCTTCAAGAAGCTCTTCAGTAACTCTTACCATCGCAGTAAGTTTATGAAGCTTCATAGTAGTTTCGCCAAAGCTTGCCTTAGATTCTGTAGCAGCTACAGCCTCTCCATCCCAGTAAGCTTTCACATGAGATGAATCCCAAGGAGAAGCTTCGTGAGTTGGTAAAGTTAAGTTATTTGAAGAAGTTTGGAACTGACGAGTCATAGGAAGTAAAGACTCATCGCCGTTTACTTTATTATGAATCTATGATCGGTAATAAGAAGGGATCAAGAAACCGCCCTCTTCCCCGATAGCCTCTTTCATTCCAGCAGCCTGGATTGTAAGACGCTTATCGACATTTGAATTACCAGAAAGAGCAGCTTTAGCTACCGCTTTAAAGAATTCACCTTGGTTGTTAAACCCGCCTTTAGGGTCAAGGATTCTTCGATCTTCACCAACTTCTGCTTTAACAGGAGTAGGAGCTACTTTACGAGTGCTCTCTCCAGCTTTAGCAGACATAGCCTCGATCTTCTCGGCAGTCTCAATTTGCTTTTTAGTTGTTTCGAACTCAGCATGAAGTGCATCTACTTCAGACATTTGTTCGTCGTTAAAACTTCCGTCTTGTGCTTTCAAGCCATCTAACTTAGCTAAGATTCCAGCAAGTTTAGCTCGTAATTGTTCTAAATTCATTTTCTTTCTCCTATAGAAAGTTGTTTAAATAAATAGAGAGGTCGCTGCGCTATTTTTTATTGCGAGCTAATTCAGCCTCAATTTTTAATCTCAAATCTTTAATTTTGTCGTTTGTAGCAACGACATCTGTCTTAATGTTCTTAGGCATTTTGTGAATCCACAAAGATGCTTTATCTAGAACACTTGCCGCAATTGGCATTGTCTCTTGGAATGAACTATCGGCAAATCCTTCTTCGATAGCCATCTCCGCTCCCATCCAAGTTTCTGCATGGAGCATGTCTCTAATTTCTGGTCTGCTCTTTTTGGTCTTCTTCGCATAAACAGAAATAAGTTCTTCCTCAATAGCGTTAAGCCTATCGATCATGTTCTCGAAGTCCCTTGAATTCCCTGACGCTATGCTCCACGGGGAGTGGATCATGTATTGAGCACCTTCCCCCATGATGAGTTCGTCTCCTGCTAGTGCTATAACAGAGGCAATAGATGCGGCCATCCCGTCAACATAACAAGTTACCTTGGCAGGGTGTTGTTTAAGTCTGTTAAAAATAGTGAACCCTTCAAATACATCTCCGCCAGGAGAATTAATTCTAACTATAATATCTTTTACAGTAGGCTCTAATTTCTTAAGTTCTTCTGAAAATTGTTTAGCTGTAATGCTGTCTTCAAACCAAGACTGGCCAATAGCCCCGTATAAATAAATCTCTGCCTTTGTGGCTGATTTATTTTTGATTTCAAAAGGCTGTTGTCTATTAGGCAGTTTTTGAGGCATATATGCCCTCCTGCCAAAATCCTAAGAATGTAAATATTTCAAGTCAATTAGATTATTTAGAAAGCTATGATTCCCCTGGACTCATAAACGCTTTCCGCCTGATCTTTCTGAATCCAAGAAGCTAATGCCATGATCACGGCTATGGCCGGATCAATCTTCAGTCTCTCGTGGGATTTTTTAGGGTAGACATTTCCAGCAGCATCCTCTTTGCAAACGACATTCCCAATGGCCCATCTCAGAAGTGGCGACCCATTGTGTCTAACTTTTCCTTCTCTAATTAAAGCATCAAGCCTCTTAGTTGGTTCAGATAAATTGGAAGTGTTGAACCTAAATTCAACCATATTGAGTCTTTCTTTTGTTAATTTTTGGGCAAACTCTGTGGCATTCCACGGGTCGAAAAGAACATCCACCACTTTAACTTTCTTAGACTGGGCTAAAACTTCTGCCCGAATCTGGTCGTAATCTATGGCCTCTCCTCTGGTTTGGTTTAGGTATCCTTTACCAACGCAATCCACATAAAGGGAATTATTAGAATTCTTAACCGTTTCTTCGGGAATGTAAGAAGTATCTAGGATATAATAAAGACCATCTTTTTTGAAAACATAGGCAATCGAAGTTAAGTCTATTTTAGATGCCAGGTCTATCCCGACCATACATCTCTCTCCTCGCATCTTTTCAAAAGTTAATTCCGTATCGGCGCATTGATCCCATTTATAGGTATCAAAAAATGCCCTGGCTTCACTTAACCATATATTAAGGTTTTTAACTTTAAAGTTAGCTAGGTCGCTTGGGACCTCTTTGGCTTTCTTGGCCGTGGCCTCGAAAGTTATCGGGTCTACTGATACCCCGTAATTTGGGTTAGCTTTTCTCCAAGTTTTCTCGTCGAAGATATCGTCCCCTTCATCAATCGTATAGACTAGGGAGAAAAAAGTATCGTCCTCTACTTCCCCTAATGCCACTCTTTTAGCGTAACTCGATTGGGTAAATCCCACTCCCTCAACATCAAACCCGGCTGTGGTTATACATAAAAGAAGGGAGTCCCTTCTCTTTTTCATCCCGGAAAATATAACATCGAAAAGATCTCTGGATACCGCATGGAGCTCATCCATTATGGCTAAAACGTCCTTTAATCCATCCAAAGATTTTGAATCTGAAGATAGTGCCTTCATTAACGAATTGGACTTCTCATGAGTTATCTTGTGGGCTAGGACTTTTGTTCCTGTCGATTTTAGGAACTGTTTATTCTTAGATGCCATATTTCTAGCCACATCTAGGACTATTCTAGCCTGGTCTACTTTTGTGGCCACGCATGATATCTCATTCCCTGCTGGATTATCTAGGGATAAGAAATACAGACCAAGTTGTGAGGCCATAAGGGATTTTCCCTGGCCACGGGGGATTTCTATGTGGGCAGTACGATATCTTCTGTATCCAGTTATTGGGTTTATGAATCCCATAATATTCATAAACATAAAATTCTGCCACGGCTCGTAGACTATATTTTTAGTCCCCCATTCCCCGTTAACGTGCTCAAATTTTTGAGAGAGCCTTAAATACCTCTCTGCTACATCTTTGTCGAACGGGTATCTACTTAGGTCTTTAAAAAATCTATTACAAGCCCCAATAATATATTGGCAGTTGGGTATCTTCCCCTCAACTACATCTATGGCATATTGGTATCCTGAATAGACATACGGATAGTCCTTAGGATTTACGGGGTTTTTTAATCCCACTCATCCTCTTCTTCCCCAGTATTAAAATCAGTATCTTTTACTAGCAATAGTCCAAGAGTTTTAGAGTAAGACCGTATCTCAGACCTACACCTGTTTATCTGAGTTACTTCTGGCCTGATCTTTATTTGGACGCCGTTTCTACCCTCTCCGGTCTCATAGGTATATCCTAGTCTTTTAACATCGAGTCTGAGTCTGTCGTACTCAACGTAAAGATCACACAGAACTTCCAATTGGTGGAGATGTCCCGGCTTGAAATTTTCCCTAGTGGTTATTTCGTGGATTAATTTATTCCATACTTTAGAGAAGTCGGCATCCGATCTAGGGGATCTAAATCTCTTATCCACTTTCTGGACTCCCAGCGTTCCCGATATTTTACTTACAATCTCCTCAGGAGATTCTTTCTTCTTTGTCATTTGATCTCTTCAACTGATTTAATACCTGGATAAAGTGCCGCTAATCCGGCATCAACCAGGGCTTTGTTAATAGACTCGTTAGAGTCTTGTCTTCTGATAATAGAGATCCATCTGCCGAAAGAGTCTTGCTTCATAGAGTCTATCTCGACTTCTTTCCCCATAACTTCCCTAAATAGAAATTCAGTAGAGAGCATATCATGCTCTGGGGCGTCTATTCCGAATAGTCTAAATGTCTGTCTGGTTTTAATTCTAAAACCTAAATCCACCTCTGCTACTAAAGTATCCCCATCAATAACTCTCTGGACTTGCCCTAAAAATCGCATATATCCTCTCTCCTCCGGGTGTTGTGCATAATTATGCAACATCATCGTAGCAGCTAGGGATTCTCTCTGTCTATCCTTAGCTTGGCTTTGAATAAGGGCATTGGGAGTTTTGAGGGGTTCACTGGCACTGTGTGGATAAATCTCTTCAGATCTTTGGAGTATATTACGTGGAATAACCAGGGAACCATCCTTGATCTCCGAAAGATCAGGTAGCCCCCGTGGCGTAGGAAAAGGTATAATGATAGGATTAAGCAGTTCGTCAAACCCACGAAATGAGTCTATCGTATGGAGCATAGGAGTCACCTGTCCTCTAGTCTGGTTTGATTAGGGGAAATTTTCTCGCATTGACTAGTAGTATTCACTAAAAACATTAGAAATAGCATAACTACTAAAAGGAGCATGGACTCTTGAGTGATTTCAAATTTCATATAATTCCTTTAAAATAATTTTTAATCTCATCTAAAGAGGATGCCGAGTACATTCCCCTATCTATTATTTGTATTCTTAGCTGATCGAAAATAACTACTTTATGAAGAGATAGTTCATCCCGCAAGCTTTCTAATTGTTTTAACTGGTCTTGTGTAATTGGCTCTTTAGCAGATATTAAAAGAATTTTATCTTTTATTTCTTCCTTATCCACAAAATTGAATATTGTCTTCATTTTATTCCCCAAAAGCTATGTAGATATGCCATTTATAAAAAACAATAAGAAGTGCAACATTGCTAATTACGCATCCAATTGACCAGCTATTAGGAGGGTTTTTTACTGTGATTTTCATATTCATTTCTCCTGTTATTCAATCCCGCTCCAGCTCCAGCTCCCGCTCCTGCTCCAGCTCCCGCTCCAGCTCCCGCTCCCGCTCCTGCTCCTGCTCCAGCTCCTGCTCCTGCTCCCGCTCCTGCTCCAGCTCCAGCCTTCTCTAGCTATTACCTGGTTATTTTTTCCACGCTTTCACATGATTACATTGGTAGCAAATTTGCTCCCCATATCTAGGGTAATAGTGAATACCTATGCGGCATCTAATACTGTTTAAAAAACTAACTATCTTATCACTCATCCCTAAACCCCTTCCTTCTGCTCGCTGGTCATTCTTCACCTTCTTCTGTAGACATATCGCCTTCAAGTAATGCGAAATATTCAAAGTCTTGAAAAGATAATAAACCCCCGAAACATACCACCAGAATCCAAAACTGAGTTCCATCTAAGGCCATTAGCCAATTCCATAAATTCATAATTCATCCTCCCCAGCACTTCCCTCGTCTAAAACACTTCCAACATACTTAGCTCCAAAAGTTCTTAGAAAATCCTCATTAGGGATAATTACATACCTTCTTCTAGACTTGGCCCTGGCTCCGTACTTATCTATAAATTCCTGATTCGTTAGCTCCCTAGTAGAAGCGACGGTATGGGTACCTTTGTGCCTATAGTCCCTTAAGAAGTTATCAATAGTGTCTCTTCTATTTACTGAGCTAATCCCGCGCTTTTCCATATCCGCAAAAATATCTCCAGCGGGAATTTCTACGCCAATTTCCCCATTATTTTTAACATGCTGAATAAGCTCATTCGCCCAAAGGGGTATTCCAATCTCAGTTACCGTAAAGAAGTATTCTCCCTTAATCGGCTCCTCTGAAGTCCTAGTCGGCTTTCTATGAAGTATCCACTCTCCAAACTCTGCCACTTCTGCCATAATTGCTGGGTCTTCATTTTTAATACCCTCTGAAATCTTGGCCACTTCATTTGCTGGGATTATTTTAAGAAGGCTATCTGAAGCCACGCTAGGGATAGAAAATCGTCTTTCCGAAGGACCCACTTTAAACTCTTCTAATTTATTTAATAAAAATATCATTGAAAAATGGGCGCTGGTTGTAAAAGGGTCCCTGCCCTTTTGTTCCACGGAAATCTTCTTATTCATCCAGGCTTTAATTTTATTCACTGCTTTATTATTTTCCACGGCCACTTCTTCAAATACGATAAGTCTTGAGGTCTCAAGCTGGGGATTAAACTTATCGGTCAATACGGCCTCAGATACGAACTCCGTATTTCTACTTCCAATTATCGCCTCAATGACAGAAACAGCAGTGGATTTACCTGTTCCTCTATGCCCTGCCAAAACCAGGGCAGTCCCACATCTTGAGACCATTGCATAGTGAATCCAATCAAATACAGCCTCCCTCTCATAAGGAACTGGGAATAAATGATCGAATAACTTCTTTATCCATCCTGCGTATCTTGGAGCAGCCTTTAACTTTCTCCATTCCGGGGGATCATATAAATTTATCATATCCATAGGCTCCCCCAGATCGTCTACACCCGGGTAAATTTTATCGGGGATATATGGGTTAAATATGGTCTCACAATATTTTATATCTGGAGACTCTTCTACCATCTTCCGGTTCAGTCCCAGCCTAGATAATATGGTTTGAATACTATACTCATGGCTATTAACCACCCTCTCTTTATCAGTGTTGTATAGGACTATAGTACACCCGCCCTTACTGGCAGACTCTTTATCCGCATAATAGCTCCTCCTGGCAGATTTATAGATCAATATCTTCCCGTGGTTTGCTTTAGCGTTCTCCACTTCTAACTCCATTTCTTCTAGGGCCTCAGTGACTCGATTAATCATTTTTTCAAAACTCTTCATGCTCCAAGGAATAGTTAAGGTCTCAAAAATCACAGACGCGGCGTCCTTAACAAGTTTCTCTTGGTCCTGTTTAGTCAGTTTCCCGCCCTTGTAGGTTTTTACCCCCTTCTCAGATACTCCTTGGTACCCTAGAGAAGCTAGGGCGGCATATATATCCTCTGCCGATACTTCAGATTCTTTATTGATTATAGACATTGGCCTATATCCCTCCGATTGATGTTCTTATGGTAAGTGTATCTTTTAGGTAGCTACTGATTTGGGAATACTCCCCGAAATTAGCATTGTCAACCTGGCTGTAATTTGGTAAAGTCATTTTGCCGGAGTATATCTCCTTGGGCAGTATCAAAACCCTTTTCGGGCCGCTACTCCCAAAGGGACTCCCTTGGAGATATATGTAGGCCTTGCAACGCAACGGAAAAGGGGTAAACTCGTTGTGACACCACTTAAGTTATTGAAAACATTTGAAAAAATGCTCAAAAAAAGCGACGATGCAACGATTTTGAAAAAAATTTGGAATTTGGCTCACAAAAAAAAATATATATAAAAGATACAGAAATGGAAACGTTGCAGTTGTTTTTTGGTTGAATTCAACAACGCAACGATGCAACGACTTTTTCTTAGTCAGTATAAAAAATAAATTAAATTTTAAAATAAGTCCGAAAACCGTTGAATCGTTGCGTTGTTGCTATTTCTTTATAAAGTTCTCAAAGATGTAGGTTGAGAAGGTCTCACAGATAACCTCCTGAAGGTTTAATGGGATGTCAGTCTGATTTAGTCCAGTCCGCTCAAATAGGGCATGGTTGAGCTCGTGGATCAATGTCTTGATTTTGGTCTCCTCTAACTGGGCCTTAGAGATTTGGATCTTATACCCCTCATGGAAGAATATCCCATAAGCCCGTTGCCCGTTCTCCAGGACTATCTCATCAACCATAGTTATTTCTGGAACTACCCCAAAGATCACATATTTCTTTTTTAGCCATTTGGTATATTTGGTGGGTTTCATGGTCGGGCCCCGGTGACATATCTGGGGTTAGGTGCAATCTGACTTTTTATGGTCGCCTCAGTAGGACCTGGCCAAATAGCCTTTTCGGGGCCCGATTTAAAGTCTGCCATTATACTATCCTCCCAATCCATCTATTTTTACTGTTTAAGACCATTGGTATTAATCTGGGGATACCGTCTAGGATTATTGTGGCCCCAAGGATTGGTTTGTTAATATTAAGTTTAGAGTAGCTATAGGCCAAACTGTCATTATCAATCAGGCAGCCCGAGTTTACTCCCCAAAGAAGGCCCTTTTCTCTGCTTGTCCAATATCTGACCTCAAATCGCTCGTGGTAGTGGCCCTGGGCCACACACATCCCCATAGCCTGACTTACCTTAAGGACATCCGCAGAACGCCCGTGGCAGACGTATAGGAGCTTCCCATTGCTCATTTTGACTATGAGGTCATTATGCCAAACCCAACCCTTAGGGGCCTCAAGTATGTCTCGCATGTCTTTCATCACTTTTACAGGAAGTCCGTGGTACCTAATCTTTCTAAGAACTAGGCTTCCGTGATTACTATCCACTAAATCCATTTTAGGGAAAAGTTTGTAAAGTGGCTTAAGCCTATTGATGGCAGCTTGAAGTTCGTCCCCGGGGGAGTAGAGCTCACCTTCGTGCTGATGAAAGCTCCAACTGTGCCCATCTATCTCATCACCCAGGTTTATGACTTTATCCGGTTTGTATTTCTTGGAGATAGCAGAAAGAAATGCCACGATATCCGGGGCGTTATAAGGGAAATGTTGATCTGGAATCAGCAATATCGACTTATACATCAAGACTATATTGATGCCTATTTTGTAGGTGTTTTAG